AGTGTGGTCTGTTTACAAGACAGCCTAAATAGGAAAGGGGGCTAATCACCCCCTTTTTTCAAAATGCACATCACACTCGTACACCCAATTCACGGCGCTAAAGTTGCAACAATGGAACTTGAGGTCGAACAAGATGAAAAAAATGGCTGGACGCGCTACAATCCAATTACGCCTGCTGAACAAGTAGCGGCACCTGCGCGTCGAGGTAGACCGCGACGGGTGACTGAATCCATCGAACAGCCCAACAGCGCAATGCTGGCAAGCGACGAATCCGAAGGAGTGTAAGCATGGCTACTGCTGGCGAGCAGATCAATAGATCGCTGCGTCTTATTGGTGTTCTAGCGGAAGGTGAAGTTCCGTCAGCAGATACCGCCAATGACGCCCTAGTGGCGCTCAACCAGATGATCGACTCTTGGAGTACCGAGCGTCTGGCTGTTTACTCCACGCAAACGCAAATCTTTACTTGGCCTGCCAATGAGGTCAAGCGCACTCTTGGCCCGAGCGGTGATTTTGTTGGCGTTCGCCCGATCCTGGTAGACGATAGCACTTACTACGTCGCTCCCAACGGCGTTTCCTACCAGATCAATATCCTCAACGAGATGCAGTACAACAGCATCGCGGTCAAGACAGTCACAGCTTCGTACCCGCAACAGTTGTACGTCAATATGACTTATCCGGATATTGAAATGTACGTCTATCCGGTCCCGTCGCAGCCGTTGGAGTGGCATATCGTATCGGTGCGGGAGTTGTCGCAACCGGCCACGCTAACCACCGAGTTGCACTTTCCACCGGGGTATATGCGGGCATTTGCGTACAACTTGGCTTGCGAACTGGCTCCCGAGTTTGGTGTCGAGCCGTCGCCCCAAGTGCAGCGCATTGCAATGACTAGCAAGCGCAACTTGAAGCGTATCAACAACCCCGGCGATGTGATGGCTCTCCCGTTGGCGCTGACTTACGGGCGTATGGGCTATAACATCTACATCGGGAGCTATTGATGAAGACGCCGATTCTCGGGTCATCTTACGTCGCTCGCAGCGTCAACGCTGCCGATGCGCGTATGGTGAATCTGTTCCCCGAGATCGTGCCCGAAGGCGGCAAAGACCCGGCGTTTTTGCAACGCGCGCCAGGACTGCAACTGCTTGCAACTTTGGGCGCGGGGCCAATTCGTGGTCAATGGCAACTTGGCGAGTACGGCTATGTGGTGTCAGGCAACAGCCTGTATCGGGTCAACAAAAGCTGGGCTGCGACCGAAATCGGGTTTATTGTAGGCACCGAACCAGTCAGCATGGCCGACAATGGCAAGCAGATTTTCATTGCCTGCAACGGCCCCAGCTACATCTACGATACGGTCAAAAACACCCTATCCCTGATCAAAGACCCAGACTTCCCAGGCGCAAACAGCGTCGGGTATCTGGACGGCTACTTCGTGTTTACGCAGCCCAACTCGCAAATGTTGTGGGTTACGGCGCTTTTTGACGGGACAAATATCGACGCGCTGGATTTCGCCAGCGCCGAAGGTTCGCCCGACGATCTGGTCGGTTTGATTGTAGACCACCGCGAGGTCTGGCTGTTTGGCACCAACTCGGTCGAAGTCTGGTACAACGCGGGGACGGCTGACTTTCCGTTGCAGCGCATCCAAGGCGCGTTTAACGAGGTCGGCTGTATTGCCTCGCACTCCATCGCCAAGATGGACAACGGCATCTTTTGGCTAGGCGCGGACGCTCGCGGAAGGGGTATCGTCTACCGAGCGGAAGGCTACCGGGCGGTACGGGTATCGACCCATGCCGTCGAGTGGCAAATCCAGCAGTACGCAACGCTTGGCGACGCGGTAGCCTATACCTATCAGCAAGATGGGCATTCGTTCTACGTCTTGAGTTTCCCCGGCGCGGACACGACTTGGGTGTACGACGCGGCGACGCAAGCGTGGACCGAGCGGGCAAGCTGGGACAACGGGCACTTCAAACGGCACTGGGGCGTCAACCAGATGTCGTTTAACGACAAGATCGTCATCGGTGACTACCGCAACGGCAACATCTACGCCTTTAACCAAGATGTCTACCAAGATAACGGGCAAATCCAGCGGTGGCTACGCTCATGGCGGGCGCTGCCACCGGGGCAGAACAATCTAAAGCGATCCGCGCACCACTCGCTACAACTAGACGCCGAAGCCGGTCATTGGCTTGCCCCTGTCACTAGCAACATCATTTTGGCGACCGAATCTGGCGATCTTCTAATCACCGAAGATTACAACTACCTTACGTCTGAAGAGCAAATTGGCGTCAACCCAGCCCCAAAGTTCATGCTGCGCTGGTCGGATGACGGCGGACATACCTGGTCAAACGAGCATTGGGCCTCGGGCGGCGCAGTGGGCCAGTATTCCAGTCGCGTGGTCTGGCGCAGGTTGGGGATGACGCTCAAGCTGCGTGATCGGGTGTACGAGGTGTCGGGCACTGACCCGATCCAGATCGCCATCATGGCGGCTGAACTTTCGGTGTCGCCGACCAATGCTTAACACGCCGATCACCCCGCCTCGCGTACCGCTTGTTGACGAGCGGACGGGTCTGATCGACCGTTCGTGGTATATGTTTTTCTTGTCGCTGTTCGACGCGGCTACGCAAGTGTACGACGCTGATGAGGCTGCGCCTAGCGCCTCGTCGCTCGTCGCGTCCTATGACGCCGCTATCCGGGCGCTGGCAAATGACGTACAAACCACGCCGCCAGTACCGCCCGCCCAGCCCGTCGATGACGCCTGGAAGTTAACGCCGTCATCGTTTAATCAGCCGCAAGACGAGTCTTGGAAGCTGGCACCGCCGATCGTGCCCATTACGGACTATGGCACTGTCACTTCGGTCGCCGCCACAACCCCCTCATTTCTGACTGTCACCGGCTCGCCGATCACAACGTCTGGCACCCTAGCGTTTGACTATTCAGGCACTCCACTGCCAATCGCTTATGGCGGCATTGGTGCAACTTCGTTTAGCGGCGCGGATCTTCCGACGTTAAGCGGCAATAACACCTTTTCCGGCGATGTTGTCACCACCGGGCAAAACAACCAGTTCACGGCGCTGACTTACGCCACAACTAATGGGTCAGGCGGCGTTAATGCGTATTTAGGCGAAGATACCGCATACGCTGTTCTTGGCGGCGTCAATGGCGTAGTATTTGCTAGTGGATCGAGTTTTCCGGGTACTGGTCATGTCGTTATTGACTCAGCCACCATGCGCCCGTGGACAGATAATGTCTTGTCGCTTGGGAACATCAGTTGGAGATACACCGAGGTGTACGCTACCAACGGCACGATCAATACCTCGGATGCAAACGAAAAGCAGCAGGTTCGTGAGTTAACTGAAGCCGAGCGCCGAGTCGCTGCGCGGGTCAAAACGCTGATCCGGGCGTTTAAGTGGAACGACGCGGTGCAGGCTAAGGGCGACGCGGCACGAACGCACATCGGGGTTATGGCGCAGGATGTGCAAGCCGCGTTTGCTGCCGAAGGACTAGACGCCTCTAAATACGGTTTATTTTGCAGCGATACCTGGACTACATCAGACGGAGCATCGCAAACGCGCTTAGGTGTGCGATACGACGAATTACTGGCTTTTGTCATCGCCGCACTTTGAGGATTGCTATGGCAACGAATCTTTCCCCCGCCCCAAAACTCCAGTTCTTTGGTTCTGACGGCTCTTTGCTGGCTGGCGGCAAGCTGTACTCGTACCAGGCTGGAACTTCTACGCCGCTGGCGACGTACACCGATTCGACGGGCGCTACTGAAAACGCCAACCCGGTCATTCTCGACGCACGAGGTGAGGCCGGAGTGTGGCTGTCCGATGCGGCTTACAAGCTGGTGCTAAAAACCAGCAACGACAGCACGATCTGGACTGTCGATAACGTAAGCACCATGCAAGGAAACATCGACGTTGTGCAGGCTAATCTGGACGCTTATATCGCCAGTTTAGCCGCCTCGTCCGGTTCTTCGCTTGTTGGTTTCATTCAGCCTAGCGCCGAAGCAGTCGCCCGAACTGTTCAAGCAAAACTTA